AAGTTGCAGCCAAGGAAAACACCAGCAAAACCCGTAGAAGGGCCAGTAGAGGTTTCATTAGCAAGAACGATCGTTCCGTCAGTAGTCAGCTTTACCAGATCACCGAAGAAGATATTCGTATTGTAACCACTAGCAATACGACGCTTCCGGGTAGCTCCAGCAAACACCTGACCGCCGATCAGATTGATCGGAATAAGCCCGTAGGGCTTGTCTACAGTAGGGTAAGCCATGTTTAACTCCTAAAAAATTAACGTTTAGTGAAACTCACCTCAGAACGCTTCTCAGAGAAAAGAGGCATCCTCGGATCGCTTTCCCGCATGAAAGTGTTATCAACTGAACGAATTTGTTGGTCGTTAACACCTTCATAATAGGCTTGACGTGCTTTTACTCGCTCTGTCGGAGCTTTAGAAAGCATCAAACCGCCAATCTCGACATTTCCACTGGCCCCTGAATGATGGTCCATCGAAAGCATCAACTCGGGATGATCCTCCGCCTTTACAGGCTCGTATCCATCACGACGTTGCGTGGAGACATTCCGAGTGTCGGGCTGTCCCAAGATTGCTGTGCGAACCCACCTAAACGTGTAGCCATCCTGTTCGTAAGGATCAGGTAGCTGACTGGCAGGTTTATAGGCTGGAGTAGACGAACGGGACTGACGCTCCCGCGACTCAAGTTCACGATCAGTACGATTTCCCATTATCTACTCTCCTGCATAGCAACATGTTTCGCATAAACTTCCAAGGGGACACCCAAGCGCCGAGCTATTGCCACCTGTGATTTGGTGAGAACAATCTTTTTACTTGAGGTCGTTCGTGTCGCCGGTGCTACCACCGTTGCCTGTTGGCGTTTTTCCGTCCGTCTCTGCTGAGGATCTTCTTCTTGTTCATCAGAGTCATCTGACGTTTCCGAAGAATATTTCTCGGGAAAAACTTGCCGAAGCCGAGCTTCAATACGCTCGTAGTATTTGTCAGTTCGGGGATCAATCCCTTCATTGACTAATTTCTGGTGCAGCCCATAAGCAAAAGCCGTTCTTTCCTCATCCACCCCAAACCAGGTATTTCTGTTATACCAAGCAAGGGCTTTCTCATCTGGAGGAACTGCCTGCTGCTGAGTAGCTTGCTGATAAGTTACAGCATTATTTTGGGGTTGTAAAGTGGCAGGGGGATCATCGGGTAATTGGGTAGGCTGGAACTTTTTCCAATTTTCCTGCTCCATAGTTACCCTAGTGATCTCGGACATAGCATCAGCAGCCTTCTCCGAATCCCCACTTTCCTGGGCTTCCTGCAAAGATCTTTTGGCGGATTTAAGAGCAAGTTCAGCTTTTGACTGAGCTTCTTTTGCCAGTACCTGCTCACCGGCACTAAGGCGTTTTTGCAGCTTTTTGTTCTCATCAACCAAAGCTTTGGCGTACGCCAGGGCCTCTGCCTGCTCCCTAGCTGCCTGCTCTTTAGCCCTGCGCTCTTCGTGATAAGCGCGTTTAAGCTCATCCATGCGCTTCTGGACTTTTTCGTTGACCTCATCAATCTCATCGCCCTCTTTTGGCGGAGTCTTCATAAGCTTTCGCCCACGATCCTCAGGCGGAGTATCGTCAACAACTTCTATTTCAATCTTTTCTTTGGCTGCTTTTTTCGGCGCCTCCTTTGGTTCTGGAGGAAAACCTATTTGTGCGCCTTCTGGTTCTACTTCAGGTAGATCTGGTTTTTTAGCGATCTGCTGGTTAATTTCTTCAAGGGTGGTAACTATTTCTTGATTTGCCATCATTTACTCCTTACGCACGTGTGTAACCACGAGGATCATCAACAACCGCTTCAACCTGATCGTCATTAATCAAGCGAAACTCTTGTCCATCAATTAAAAACCGAGTGCCAGAGTAGTTTCTCATAATGACGAAATCGCCCTCTTTACACCACGGACCGTTTGGGAATTTATCCCTGTCTGCATAGGCAGAATCGCCTAGTTTTAAAACAAACCCTAAACACGAAGCCACTTCCTCGGCCCGTTTGGTGGTATCCGCAAGAATAATTCCCGAGTCGCCAACTTTATCTTCGATCCTAGGTAGTGTAATTAGTACCTTAAAACCAACGGGCTGGGGCATTTTAATCTCCCCAATTTCTTCAGCCTTCTTAAGTGTCGCTTCTTTATCAATCGCTCCTATGCGGGATGTCATATATCTTCTGCCTTTCTCGCGGTTTCAACAAGATCAAGGATTTCGCGCTCAGCCATAGCTAATCCTTGAATAACCCCAACCTGAAACCTGTAGTCGGGGTAATCCTTTGCGCCGCCGGTAGCTAAGTCATCGGCGTAATTATTCATATGTTCTCTAATCTTTTTACGAATGATCTCTTCAAAAGACTGGGGTGTTGTCATTATTTAGTTTCCTTTTTCTTTGGCCTTTGCGCTTGTTGTTCCGATTGATCTAAAGAACGTGCCAAATCTATCCCCATGCGGGTACCTTCAATTTCTTGTTTTACAGCCTCTACACCGTCTCTAAACTCCAACTCTGTCTTGTCTTTGGCGATTTGCGCACCAAGTCTGGCACCATCAATCTCAGCCTGAGTCTCAATCCGCATTTGCTCGGTCGCAATCTGCGCGGCCCTAAGCTGGGCGTCCATCTCATCTTTCTGCGCTTTGCGTTGCACTTCAGCGGCTTTGAGTTGTAGTTCTTGCTGTTGCATCTGCACAACCGGATCCTGTTGGGCTTGCTGTGCCTGCATAGCCGCCATTTGCTGTTTGCTCATACCCGTAACCATCTGCGCTGCCTGGGCAGCAACACGAGACATCTCAATCTCCATGACCTCCGGCAGGTGGGCATCAGGCGGGGGCAGAGCTGCACCCATAACTTGTTCGATCTTCTGACGGTATTGGAACGCCAAGTGCTCCGCAATGTGCGCCTGAAGTGCTGCTGACATCACCTGAGCCTGAGGGTTCTGCCCCAAAGCCTGAGCGAGTACGGGATCTTGTGCCATCGCAACATGAACAGCCAAGTGTGCGTCGTGATCCTGATACAAAAAGGCTTTCACGGGCTTCATATTCATAATGTTCATGTTTTCCGACACAGGATCTACAGGTTTTTTGTCCTCATCCAGTGGCAATATCTTTTGAACATTACGCATACCCAGCGTCTCAAGCATCTGCCTATGCAACTGAGCCATATCGTAGAGTTGCGGTGCAGTATTAGCTAACTGAAGCGCTGCTTGGTACTGAATAACCCGTTGGCTAAAGGTTGAAGCGTTTGGATCAGAAACCGGCACTACCTCAACTAAGTCATAGTCTGCGCGAGAGGCCTCAATCAACCCATCAAAGGCCCCATCTGGTTCGTACTCGTACTCCTCAGGCGCAAATTCGGCAATGATCTCCTTCAAAAGACCAAACTCTAGCTTCATTGAGGCATGTATCCGTGCCTGAACAGCCGACATGACCTTCAAAGACCGCTCCAACAGCGCTAATGTCGTACCAACCGGAGTTTCTTTGTTGACATCTTGGATTTTCAGCTCTGCAACTGCCGCCAAAGCCCTGCCCTGCCCCACAATATTGTCCATAAGGGCCAAAAGCGTCTGACTTGGCTCTTTGTACGGCAAAAAAGTGATGTTTTCGCTGATTTTTCCGCTTGCTACGTCTACATCTCGGAACTCTCCAGGGGCAATCGGGGTGTCGTCACCCTTAATTCGCAGCCCACGGGTCTTTAAACCACCCGGCAGATTTGACAATGTGCCTGCATCTACCAACTGACGCAGCAAAGAAGTGGAAGATTTAGTATGACCACCAATTAAGTGGATTAAACCGTAGCCGTAGAAGCCAAAACCAGGGATGTAGATATAGTGAACGAAGTGCATCCGCTTAAGACGCAGCTTGTCATCCGGGTTCCAGTTGCGGCGGATTGATAAAATTGTGTTTGAGGACTTCTCAATCGTTATGACATAGGGAATCGCAATCCCATCCTCATCCCTTAGCGGGTCTCCCTCAATATCCAAGTCAACGTGCATCTCTAAGATGAGATATCTATCGTCCTGAATGATGGTTGAGGCGTCGTCCTCAGGATCCATTTCACTAAAATCAGTAGGCATCTGATCAGGATCGGGCAGTTCTACGTCTCTATAGAACCCAGCAACCTGTAATTTCTTAACGTCGTTCTGGGTTTTACGCATGATGTGCGTGTATCTACCGCACGTGCGAAGGTCAGAGGCTCCATAACTAATAACAAAGTCCTCAGCCGGGACAAAAACAGACACTTGCCTGTCTAGATTAGGGTCAAAGTAGACCTTTTTAAACGCGGAACCCGCCAGCGCAAGGCTCCACAACATCCTTTCATGCTCGGCACGGTACTCAGACATCCCTACCGTGAGCTTGTAGTTCATGTCATCTTTGACACGAATACTTGCTTGTTCCTTCTGACGTGTAAGTTTGCCAATAATCTGTGTCTTAACAGGGCCTGATGCCGGGAAAGTCTCCATAATGGCATCGGCTTGGAACCGAACAACCGCTTCCGACAATAACGGGTGAAACACACCACAAGCACCGGGCCACGGTTCTGTTCGATCTTCAATCTTTAACCCCAGTAGCTTCAGCCCATCTTTGTACGTCTTCTCCCAGTCTTTGCGGGAGTCTTTGTCTTGTGTGAAGTTATCAATAAGCTCTTCAGCTAAGGTAGTAAGTTCATGTGCATCTAAATGCTCGGCTAAGTTTGTCGTGAAGTCTTTAACACCTTCTCCACCACCCTTACCGATCTCAATCTCCAACCCACCAGCACGGATCTCTACACTCTCGGGATCCTCGATCTCAATCTCAATATCCGGCTCTTGCGCCAAATTCGCAAGCCCCATCGGCGCTCCAAACAAACTTTTCTCAATAGC